CCGCTTGCGACACCTTGAATCGGTATAAAAAAGTATACTGACCGGCGGGTGTTTGTAAGCTGTCCTGCACAGGTTGTGAAGTACATATTGATGTCCCCGGTTAAGGAAGTTACCACAGGATCTCCATTCAGTAACAGTTGCCCAGTCTCAAAATAGAACTGCACGGTAATCGTGCCATCGTGTGCGACAAACCCGAAATTATCACTTGTTGTGCTACGCTGGTGCTTGAAATTGCCATACTGATCGGTCTCATACCCTGCTTCGTGCGGAGTTTTTATGTACTGTGCGGTTGGCGTTACCAGAGGTTTTCTTACGCTATCAAACGACTCGTATGATGCGTTTTGTTTTCTTGCCATATCAACTTCCCTCCGAGTTATTCGTTGCCAAACGTGCTTTTACAGTACCGCTCAAAGCACCACCATTAAACGCAAGCCTGTTCTCGTACATCTGCACCATGAGACCATCGACAAAGTCATTCTCCATGTACGCATAGTCTCCTGCGTCAAGCCGGGGTTCGCCACGATAAGTGATGTCGTATTCGGCATTATTTTCAAGGTAATGCCCGACCCATTCTCCAACGAGGGCTGCATTTGTGTCATCGGAAATCAGCGGATTCTCCCATTGCCTGATGACCCCGGTCGTGTTGATCGACTCCGTGTAAATCTGCTGTGTTGTCACGTAAGTATATCCGTTTATCTGCACCTCATGCTCCCCGGTATAGTCCGAGGTATCAATGGTGATAAAGTAAGCGGACTGGTCGTTGATAAGGAGACTCTGAGTACCGTCAATGTAGACGAGCATACCATGTGTCGGTTTCGATAAATAAAAGGTGTACTCGTCAAGGTCGGTCATGTCGACAGTCTCTGTCAGGATGCTTTGCAATTCCGTCCCCTCAGAGTAAAGTGTTTTGATGACTTGCAGTTCCATGACCTTGTCAGTCCTAGTCCCGGTCGGCACTTCTTTCATGTTGGTTTTTGTGAAGGTGTAGTCCGTCTGTTCGCCAAAAGATACCGAATCAAGGTAAATCCTGTTGTACGGATACCCAACTGTAAATTCAAGCGCAAGCGTGTCCGCATAAGGAAACTCATGTTCTATCGCATTGGATAGTTCGGTAACCCCTGAGACTGTGTAAGACTCTTGAAGGACACCTTGCAGATATGTGTGGATAATAAACTCTGACGGAGGATTTGACGCAAAGTTGACATTCAGCGAATAAAACGTAGACGCTGCTTCCAGAGCTATTGTTACGACCGGGTTCGTGCTGAACGTACCAGACGATGTTGCCCTCCGATACGAAACAAATCCTGTCGTGAGGTAATTACCGCTACTCTTTGGCAGGAAGTACATACTGCCATCGACCGTGGCGTAATTCCTTGTCAGCATCGCATAGTTTATCTTGGTATCACCATTAATGACAGCACTCAGGTCGCTAAAATCAGTCGCTTCATTTGCCGTGACTGTCATTCTGGACGGATTAAGTTCCGTTTTGAACGCTGCCTTGATGGATATGAGACCATCTCTGCTCACGTACAGCTTGCACCGGGATGCGTTTGCAATTATCTGCAAACACTCCGCATGACTGACCGGGGGGAGCGGATTGTAAAAAGTGACTTGCTGAAGGTAGGTATCCAGATCGTAATCTCTGGAATCGACCCCGGCATCGTTTAGCACAAGAAGTGCAAGGTCATATGCCGTAATCCCGGAGGAGTATAGCTGTCCTCCGTAATAGGTCTCCTCCGAAAGGTCTGAGATCCTGTCCTCGCAGTCAAAGCGCATCTCCCTTGTGTTAGCTTGCCATGTCCGCAGTTTGACTGTGCATCCGTCCATCCAGTAGATCGTGCCGTCATTTAACTCGTATCCGTACCGGGTGTAGACATCCTGCCCGGACTCAAGGTAGTTGATTGACGAGGAGGAGTTATTTACATCCCAGACATCATCCCGGTTATTGACTGTGACCGAGAGGTCTATAGACGGCAGCGTCTCCGTGACCGGGGATACTGATTCGGACTTCTCGACCGAGATTAGCGAACTATTGTCAAAAAAGATGCCGATGCCGAAAAATATCGTCTCGATACGCATCCTGCTTTGACCGTTACTCATCGTTGTCGGAGTGATCGTTATATACTCCGTGCCGTCAAAGATGTCTTCCGTAGTCCAGTAGGAGTCTGTGTTCCCGGTGTACGTGTAGGTGACCGTGCCGTTTGTTACGCTAAATGCGGTCGGATACGCCTCTGTGGCGAACTGTATCGTCAAACCCTTAATGTCATATGCCGTGCCAAAAACAATCGTCACAGACCCAAGCAGAGCGTCAGAGACCGCACCTTGGTTGTAGATGTACCCGGAGGATGTAGACCGGGGAGGAAAGAACATCGTGCCGTCTACCTTGGCAAAGTCCTGCTCCAAGGTCGCATAAGTCACATCCGATGAGTAGTTATTAAACAGCATCGTGTTATTGCTGATATATGCTGTGTTTGACGATACCGCACAGTCCCTCTGGGCAAGCTGATTGATAGCACCTATTGTCACGGTCATGTACGAGTGATTGCGGAGCGGTTGCTCCATCTGCTGCTTATAGGCTTTAGACGCACTCAGCATTTAACCACCTCACTCCAGTAGACCGCAGTCGATCAGGTTGACCTTGCATTCCGTGTAAGCGACCGGGTGCAGATCCGTTACATCATCGTCATGCGCTCCGTCTCCGCTTACCCACATCGGTTTTGCGGAGCGGTCACCCGGATATGCCTTAAGGGACTTCCACTCGTTGTTGACCATGTCCCAAAAGGTCAGGGTCACGAAAAACTCGCTGAATTCCTTGAGCATTGAACTCCAAGTATCTGCATCCAGATACGACCATTCAAGCGAGTCCAATTTATAAACATCACGACCGACCTTCTGCCCGATAACTTCTCCGTTCGCATTACGCCCGGAATCGACATTGGTCGATACGATATAAGTAAGTCCCCTCTTGGGTGAGGGGAACGGATTTCCATTGACGAAAAATATCGCTTTACCCGATGCCATAATGATGCCCCTTTCAGGTAATGCAAAGGAGGATGTCATTGCTGACACCCTCCCCGGTTACTTATCCGAACTGCGGTTGGAAACTAAACCCAGATCGCCTGCTACTCTTTTTGATCTGACCATTGACCGACTTGCCGTCCATGTAGACATTGTTGTCCTTGTCAATGAGTTGGTGCATCAGGTTATCCCGGTCAGCATTACCGCTCATGAGAGTAGGCATGAGTTCCGTCCTCAGGACGCTTACCAGAGATTCCTTGGTGAGCGTTGTCCCTTCAGGTGTCCCGGCACTCGCATATGCGCTTGATGCGTAAGCACCAAAACCGGGAGCAGTCATGTCAGGAGTAGGTGTGGTATACCTCGCAGCGTCATGCAGTACCTCTGCAATCCCGGCTTGCACGCCTTGTGCAATTCCCGAAATTATCTGCATATTGTTTGCAACAGCATTATTTCTGCCAATATTTCCGACTAATTCTGGCCCGTTTTCTCTAGCCAAGAATAACTGACCGAGGTCAGGGAATCCTCCTGCTGCAAACTTATGCGCTGCATTGCGCTTGATTACGCCACCACCACTATGATGCTCGACCTCACCACCGTCATCAGAATCGTAGTCACCGTCATCGTAGTCGTAATCCTCATCGACATCGACCTCTGCGTCTAATGCTGCGAGTTCACGCTTCATCGCATCGATCTTGTTCCTGATGGTCTTGCACATCTTTTTAAAGGCACTCTCGATGTCGTTGCACATTCCATCAAAAGCGTCAGAGATGTCAGAGGTCATCTGGTCAAATATCGATTTGGTTTCCGTTGCCCCGGCGGTAGCATTTGTCTTTAGGGACTCTTTGATGTTGATCGTTATGCCGTCCCATTTTGAGCGGTCGAATATCGGTTTAACATCATCCGTCCACCATTTGTCGGTAAGGGACTTCCAAGATTCCCTCATCTTGCCGACCGATGCGACTACGGACTCGTTAATATGGTCGGTCTGCTCTTGCCATTTTTCAACGACAAAGTAAGTTACGACATTGGTAGTCCACCATGTCTCGATAGCACCCTTCCACCATGCGACCATGTTCTCAAATGTTGCCTGAATCGCTTTGTGGATGTTGATCGTGATGCTCTCCCACTTGGCTTGGTCAAACCAAGGTGTAACATTGTGTTGCCACCAGTTATTGATGTCGTGATTCCATTGTACGACCGTGGAATTCCACGAATTGCCGACCTCGTTCGGAATCGCTTGTGTTGCTGTCTTGACATTCGCAGGACTTACGGTCGTGCCAAGGGCATTGACCATATTAGTCCCAGCGGTTGCCGTCTGGCTCGTCAAACTCGTCAGACCAAGTGCCTCACCGTTGGTCGCTTCCATAATCCCGGAAACGGCATTTAATGCATTGGTCTTTTGAGAGTTCATACCGATGATGAGACCCTCGATCATCCAAGATCCGTACTGCGCGTACAGTTTTGACGGAGAGTGTTCATCCAAGGTGTCTTTTGTAGTTCCGTTTAACTTGGATAAAAGACCCCTGACCCAGTCGATTGCTGCGCTACCCCTTGCTTTCATGCCCTCGATGAGACCATTAATGATATTACGACCATTCTGGTTCATAGGGTTGCCCTCGCTATAGGGGTCTGCCATGTTGGAGGTCTTGACTGCTTCATCCGTTCCGTTTAATGCGGTCGTTGTACCCTCTTTGACCTTGTCTTTCTGGGTCTCCATCCCGGTCTTGAGGGAATCCCCGGCGTTGTTTGCTGCCGTGGTCATTGCGGTGTTTATAGTATCTTTTGCTGCTTCAGCACCTTTGCCGACCTCGTTTGTCGTTTCGGTCGCTTGCTGTCTGACCGGGTCATTTTTGTTCGCAAGTTCCCGAATTAGGGATGTCGGCAAATCTATACCGAGATCCTCAAACGCCTTAATGAGTTCGGGGGTCGTATAGTCGTAGCCAGACTTGATGTTGCCGAGCAGTTGTATTGCTGCCGATTGTGTGTCCGCATCCTTGGTCGATAATGCTGTGATCAGTTCGTCAGGGACGGCAATACCAAGGTCTTTAAACAGGGTCTTGATGTTTCCCTCAACGAGCGATTCACCTTCAGAGATCTTGGACAGGAGACCAAGCGTACTCTGTTGCACGTTCGGTTCTTTAACAAGGAATTCCTGAATGATCTCGTCAGGCAGTTCTGCTCCTGCCGTTTTAAACAGTTGTTTTGCTTCCTCCAGAGTAGGTGTTGCCCCGGAGGAAATGTTGGCAAGAGTCGTGGCAACTTGCGTTTGGATGACAGGATCTTGTTCTGCCATCTTTTTGCAAAAGCTGTCCGGGAGCGAGTAGCCAAGGTCTTCAAAGAGTTTGCTCAGTTCTCCTGCCGAAAGGTTTGCACCCTCCTTCATGGTCGTGAACATCCCGACCACGGCATCGCCTGTCCCACTATCGACCAGTTGCTCCATCAGCTTTTTGTTGTCACCAAGGGAACTGCCGAGGTTGCTAAATGCAGTACCCAGATCAGATACCGCTTGCTGATATGTAGCGGAGTTTTGCTTGTTGATCTCAATAGCCTTGTCAGTTTCCTTGATTTCCGTTTCAAGGTTGCCGATTGCGGTTTTGGTCTCCTCTACTGTCTGCTTGGCATCGTCATAGGTTTTTTGTGCCGTCTGGACAACCTGATCGTTTTCCTTGTAGGCATCTTCGATCTCTTTAACCTTGTTGTAGAGGTCGCTATACTCATTGACACCAAGTCTCCGTCTGAATTCATCAGGATTGTTGTCAGCGAGAATCTCAGCCCAGTTTGCCTGATGATAAGTAACATCGCCAAGATGGTCAGCAATCTCGTGGTACTCGTCACTTGTCAAGCCGAGAGATTCAATGGCATTCTGATAAGTGCGGTCTCTTTCCTTGACTGCTTTTTTGAGGTCGAGTTCCGACTTGACCATCCCCTTGTTAGCTTCAACAAGAAGGTCTTGTCCTGCTTGCTTTTTGGCAAGCTGGTCTAACTGCTTAACGAGTTCCTCGACCGCTTTCGTTTCAAGATCGAGTTTCCCGGTCTGTGTATTAACATACTCAGAGAGTGTCGGGACTTTGTCGATTAACTCTTTTTGGATGTCGTTGAGTTCGTTTTGTTCGTCTCTGGTAAGGCTTGTCTTGTTCCTGAGTTCGTCAAAGCGGTCTATCAGCGGTTGTAACTCAGATGCGTTCTGTCCTGCGGTCTCATAGGAGTCTTTTGCCCTATCGATGCTGTCCGCAATCCTGTGACAGTCATCCTCAATCTCACCGCACGACTCGTTAAAATCGTTCTTCATTGCCGTAGCAATGGAGTGCTTCTGGTAATCATCCTCAAGTCCTGCGAGGAGACCAACAAACCCGGTCAGGAGACCTATCGCAGTACCGCCCGGACCGAACAGTAAGGTAAGCGCAGTCGTTCCGACAGCAAGTGAACCGAACACCTTTGCCAGTTCTACGCCAAGGTCACCTACGCCACCGAGGAGGTTTGAGATCCCGGTGCTGATGCCACCAAACTCCATAGCACCGACAAGGAGCCCAATCTTGAGTTTTGCATCCCCAAGGCTAGTATTGAAATTGGCAAGCACGCCATTGACTACTTGCCGACCGAATAATCCCCATGTGGCAATAAGCGTACCGATAGCTGTTGCCGTTGCGGTCTCAAGCGGAGCAGTCTCAAAGGTCGAGAGATATGTGGTTGCGATAGACTTCATCGCCCCGGAGATTGCGCTTCCGAACTTTCCAAGAAGTTCTACCCAGTTAACCCCGGCAAGAAGTGTACCGATAGACTCTCCGATACCTCTCCAATTTACAGTCTTTATCCCGGACAGGATCGTATCAAGAACTCCATTACCGATTTTATTGACCGTATCGGCTGCCAGTTTGAAATCAAATGTGCTGAAGAAACTGTTGATTCCTCGTCCGATGCTCTCACCGAACTTTTTCCAATGGAATCTCTCACCGAAATTATTGAGGAACTGGAGTGCGGTATTCAGTCCTCCTGCGACCGTCTTACCTACACTATCGAACAGGTTTGAATCGGCAACCAGTCCGTTCAGGAACTCAGCAAGACCTTTTCCAAAGTTTCCTGCTTTTTTGTAGACCTTATCCCAGTTAATATCATCAAGAGATTTGCCGATCACTTTTGCGATGTAAGCACCAAGGTCATAGAGGTTGTCGATTTCGGACTCATACTTTTTCCAGATCGACTCTCCCTTTACCCATCGACCACCATCTGTACCATCTCCCCCGGCAGCGGAAGCACCACCTCCACCTCCACCACCACCTCCTCCAGACTCCGTTCCTTTGTCTGGTTCAAGGACATTCAGTTCATCAATTCCGAGGAGATAGGACTTTAACTTTTTGGCGTTGTCAGCAGCATCACCAGTCCCCCCGGCAATATCGTCTGCTGCGTCAGCACCACCTTCAAGGGCATCTTCGATCTCCCCGACAGACCCACCACCTGACTCGTACTGCCAACCGAAAATCACGCCAAGCGCATTAGATACCGCAGTAGCAAACGCAATCACGCCTTTTAAAGCTGCGTTCATGGCTTGCATAAACGGTTTAAGCGCATTGACAAGGGATTGACCGATTACAATTCCAAGCTGTTGGAAGGACTGTCCGAGACGGACGATGGTATTGTGCCAAGAGTCTGATGTACGTTGGAAGTCCCCAAAGATGTTTTGGGTATTTGCCATCGTGTACTGATAACGGAGCAGAGTTTTCTCCGCTTGCGTCATCGACTTTACATCGGCATCAATGCCATTCTTCAACGCCCACTCTTGGAGGGTGGCCTGAGTAAGGTCGATACCAAAAGCACGGAGCGGTCTAGCCTGTCCTGCAAAGATACCAGATGCAAGTTTGGTTGCGACCTCTTCCTGCGATATGTCGTAGAAGGATGCGATGTCAGATGTCAGTTTGGTCAGGTTGACAGACATATCTGCCATCGACCTCATGCCGACATAATCCATCGACACTCCCAGTTTGTCGAGGTTATTAGACGCACCTTGGATCTGACCGTTTGTCAGACCGAGCGCAACGCCCATAGCCTGATACCGGGATGCGTATTTCTTTACGGACAGTTCAGACATACCGAACTGCTCGATAGAGTTCCTAGTCAGGTCATCCAACTTGTACTGCATATCGCCAAACGTATTATTAACTACGTTTTGTAATTCAGTCAAAGCGGATGCGGTCTCGATTGTATTGTTTTTGAGAAAAGAAAAGATGCGGAACAGCACCCAGTAGGATGCGTACATCTTGCCGATAGCAGATGCGAAACTCCGGGCATGAGGTATAGCTGCCTTGAACGACCGACCAACCGATGCTACTGTCTTTGGCGTTTGCGATATGGCGAATGACATCTTCGTGCCGTTCACGGAGAGTTGTGCCATAGCGTTTGCCATGTCAACGATGCTTTGATTGATCGCCGGGACTTTTGACAGTTCCGTCATCATCTGCGTGAGCGATACAGTCAACTCACGGATGTTCGTGGACGCTGCCACCGATACGCTTTTAGATCCTAACTTGCCTATCGCCTGTGCAAAGTTTACAAGTCCCTGAGTATCAAAGGTCAGCGTCTGGAACTTGTTGAGTTCCGTGATGAGCGGAGGAAGTTGCTGTGCCAGAGCAGTCAGGTTTCCACCAAGCGCATTACCGACCTTTGCCTTGCCAAGAGCAGATACCCCGGCAGCCAGACTGTGGAGTGAGGATACATCAAATCCCACACTCTGGAAGTTTCTCAGACTTGCGGAAAGCGTATTGAGGTTAGACGCAAGGGTCGCAAAACTGGAGGAGTTTACCTTGCCGAGAGACCTCGCACCACTTGCAAGACCTTTCATGTCTACCGCAATCTGGGAAAGTCCTGCTTGCTTTGCCCCGGCAACTGCGAACTGTAGATGGTTCAGGGAATCCTTAAGACTGGTAATCCCGGCAGATGCCTTTTGAGCGTTGCTCTCTATCTGTATTTGGAGTTTATCGATTGTTGCCATAAAAAAATCTACCTCCAAACTGTTTGAGGGTAGCGACTACCCTTCAACTTGCGGTAGTCGGTAAAGCGTCAAGCATCCTTATTCCGTTTCATTGTGGAGTTTACTGCCTGTGCGAACATTTCAAATCGTTCCGCATCGGGTATTTTTTCCTCCTTGCCGAACGGTTGTTTTGGATACTTGTTTTTCTTCGACATCGCAGAACCGATTGCGCTCCGTATGTAAAGTCCGTGCAACCAAGCAACATGATTGTCGTAATCGTATTGCCGTTTCTGGTTGTTCTCCCATGACTTTTTGAAGGGCAAAATCGTATCCGGGTTCAGTCGGTCAAACACATCATAAGGAACTCCCCACGTTAATGCCGTGGGGAGTATGACCTTATCGATATATTCTGTGTATGTAGCGTATGTTACTGCTGTGCTTTGGTCTTCCTTGCCGTCTTCGGAGCGTTCTCCGCTTCCTGTCCCTTCTCCATCAGCTTTTTTACAAAAGGGGACTCGTAGAGTGCTTTCATAAAATCCTGAAAGAGGTCTGCGGTATCGCCACCACCCATGATGTGCTGTTCAAGCAGGGAGTCTGCTTCGGCAGCATTCACGTTGCAAGTGATGGCAACAAAGGCATTAAGCACACCAAAAATGTGCTTATCGAGGGAGTCGAAATTGGTGATCGAACACCCACATTCTTCGATCTTACGGATGTCTCCGTAACCGAACCTCGGCATCGGGTAAGACTTATTGTTGATTACAACAAGCGATACGGACATTACACATTACCTCCCAGTAAAGTTGTTTCAGACCTGATTATCAGGGCGTGGTCGTGGTCTTGGTGATCTCAGAGGACGGAGTGATAACGATAGTCATCTCACGAACTCCGTTGACATCTCCACCATTGACATAGACAACATGCTCGCCTTGCCACGTGAAGACACCCTGTGAACCGGAATCACCGAAGGAGAGTTGGTAATACCCGGCAGTACGCTCAGTAGTCTTAACAGCGTCGTAATCGGTCGGGGTATAGTTTGCCGTAAACTCCATCTGGTCGAGAGACTGGACTCCGGCAACGAAGGTCTGCATCGTATCTTCCAGATCCGTGGTCTCAATCGTATCGGGAGCACCACCAAGATCCGGGTAGGTCTTGATCTTGCAGAGCTGGGTAAGGTTCGCGGCAGTTGCACCATACTTTAAAACAGTATTGATCGTACTATATGCTTTCGGCATATTTGTTCCCTTTCTCCGCACATATGCGGTCATAGTTTACTTGCCCGACTTTTCGGGAAAAACATTTATATTTAACTGCCATTACGGCAGATTGTTTTTACTCGCTTTCGCCGAGCAAAAGTCCTGTGTATAGCATCTTGTATCTGCTTACGACCCTCCTGATCGAGGGGTCTGCATTCTCTGTCAGGGTCGGCCCATAATTCCTTTGAAAACCGAGACTGACGAGCGTCTGATGCGATACATCATCAATGTCATAAACCTTTGTCAGGGCATATTGTCCTGACGCAAAGGAGTCCACCTGAAAGGTGAGTTCGGTTGCTGTCTCGTTGCCCTCAAGGTCATAGACAGTTCCGTAATTGCCCATCAGGAGCAGTCTCGCAAAAGGAGTTTTCGCAACGGCAGAGGTGTTATCCGTGGAATAATTCCCTTCGGTTACCTCCTCCATCGCATCTCCCCATGTCTCAAATACCCTGACAAGCGGATTGTCTACTGTGCTAGGCATTACGTACCTCCGTACACTTCTTGAGCAACGCTGACGGCAACTTCTGCCATCTTTTGTGCTGCGTTCCAGACAGGCATTCTTGCCCGGATACCATTTGTGATTTCCCCTGACGGAATCTGCCACCATTCAAAGCGACCTTTACTCCCGGGGCGGTAACCACCGATTGTCATCCCTAATTCGCCACCCTTTGGATGCGGACTCGTACCAACTGGTGTGTTGTAGTAGATGCCAGTCCCGAATTCGATAAACAGCAAGGATTTACCGCTGAAACTTATTTCCCCGGTAAGATCCGGGTAAGAACCATGCAGGACAAGGACTGGTTTATCGTGTGCGAGATCGGTATACTCATCGGCATTTGTCTCTGAGTATTTCTCCTCAAACACCTCGATTCCACGTTCGGTCAAGCGTCTGATGAAGGTCTTGTTCTTAGCTGCAAGTTTACGCTCGTACACCTCAAGTGACTTGATGGCACGAGCAATAGACTTTTCGTCCAGACTGAACCTGATAGTCTTCATGCCCCGACCTTTTTGATACCGTACCGACCAAGCAACGCCTTTTCGGTATTCAGCAATCTCTGCACCTGATAGTCAGGTGGGGTGACCGGGTTCACGCCATCATCCGAGATAACGAGTTCGCCTTCATCGTCAAGTTCAGGTTCGACATCGACCCAACAGTAAGTACCCTCCGGGGGGAAGAAATCACGCTCAAACGATGTAATCGTCCGCTCGTAATCCAGTTGAAAACCGAATGCCATGTAGAACGGATACCCGGAAGTTGCGGATACTGTGAACCGATGTTTTTCGGGTTTTCCGTACACCATGACATTGTCAATGCCTGACCTTGTTTCTTCGCCTGATGCGAACCAGATGTCCTGTCTCCTGCGTAATGGACTCCTCATGTAGCATACCCCCAGTTTGAGAGATTCGTTGTAACACCCTCCCTCTTTGTTGCACGTACAACGACCCACGCAAGGTACTCTGGGAGGACAGCACCTTGCTGCCCATCTCATGTCTTACACGATTCGGGCAACCGGGATGATGTCTTTAAAGTAGTCATCAGGTGTCCCACCACCACCAGCGTAGGTTGCCGTGCGTCCTGCTTCCGAGAAGTTAATCACACCTTCAAGACCTTGCTTGTCGTAGTGGTATTGGGCAATCCTGCGGATGACCGAGCCGTACTGGGTTACTGCCTTGTGCCGGGCAGCAGTCAACTCGTCATCCGTGGACAACCCATGAGGATACATTGCATGGACTACCTCATCACGTGCATCTGTCAGGAGCAGCATCAGGAAGTCATCCTGATCGGACTCATAGTCCTCACCAACATAGATGATGAGTTGAGCCAAAAGTTCGTCCATGATGCCCTCCCTTTACTTTGACTTGCGCTTGCGCTTACCTTCTGCCTTTTCAGGCTTTTCGACCGACTCTTCCGGGATAGCAGGAGCAGATTGGGCATTGACCTTTTCTGCTTCCTTCGCTTCCCTGACGAGTCGATTATGCCGAAACATCATGCCCATCGTTTGCCCCTCCAGAGATTATCCTGCGCTGAAGGTGATCTTGATCAGCTTGGACGCATCATAGACATACGGAGCAAACAGCTTAGATGCCTTGATGTAGTTGGTCTCAGAGATGATGTCCCTGTCGTACTCAACGAGGGTATCACGCTTCATGACGATACGGAGCGCACCCGGCTTGATGATGTACGCAGTATTCGGGGTGGTCAGACGGTTGGAGGTCACGATCTGGCAGCCATGCACCATGCCGACAGTACCACGGATGATGGTGTTCGCACCGATCTCCGTGTTCGGAATCCAAGAGGTGGACTTACGGAGGTAAGCGTAGAAGGACGGAGGGATGGCAATGACCTTTTCGCCATCAATGTCCTCCCCGAACAGGGTCAGGGCATCAGCGATCTCGTCAGCAGCATCGGTGTCCGCACTGAGGGTAACTGCCTTGGTCAGGGTCGCATTCGTGGACATAGCATTGAGCAGGAGACCCTCAACAGCAGAGTTGATCGACATAACGACCTGCTTTGCTGCCTCCTCCGCAACATCGTTGTTGTACCCGGACAGGAGTGCTTCATCGGTATACTCGATAGCACGACCGATCTTGGAGACCGTAACGGTCACCGGGGTCTGGGACAGTTGTGCAATCGGGATGTCAGCACCTTCGGATACTGCGACACTATCACCGACATAAGACCAGTAGGGGAAGGTCAGTTTATCGCCGGGTCTGCCGACAAGGGTGTTGTCGATCGTGGCAAGCGGAGCGAACCGAATGCCGTCAATCAGCTTTTTGTCAATATAATCTGCGAGTACCTGAGGATCGATCAGGTTTGCGAGTTTGGTAGCGTTAGCACTTGCTCCCATAGTGTTACTCCTTTCAGGATGTAAAAATTATTTGCGGTCAATGAAGGACTCATAGAGTTCCCTGTTCGACCGATAGAGTTCGTTCCGTTCGGTGAGAGACATCTTGTCAAACTGCTCCTTGGTCACGTTTCTGGAGTTGTTGCCATAGGCAATGTCGGGTCTCGACTTGATCCATGCAGCTTCAAACTCCTTCTGCTTCCGGGCATCGACCGCGGACATCAGGCGTACCTTTGCTTCAACATCACCGTCCACTTCAGCGGTTGCCATCTTGGATGCTTCGTCAGGTGTCCACTTAAGTCCGAGGTAATACTTCTCAAGTTTGTTGATCTGGTTCTCCCGGAGGAGGGTCTTGAACTGCTCCTCACGTTCCGCCTCACGTTCAGCTTTTTCCTGTGTTGCGAGTTCCTGCTCCGAAAGTGTCGCACGATACTTCTTGGTCAGGTCGGCGTTTGCACTTGTGAGTTTGTCTATTGCCCTCTTCTGCTTGGCAATCTCTGTCATGAGGGTCTGGATCTGCTCCTCTTTGGATACGCTCGTATCCTTCTCCGCTACCGGGGTAGTACCGGGTGCAGTCACGTTCGTTTCAGGATTTTCATTCTGTCCGCTGACCGTGCTTTTGTTAGTCTCTTCTGCCATGTTTGATTCCTTTCGTGTTTGTTTAAGCACTTCTCTGTGCTGTGTGATTGTGTGCTTTATTACCCTCACATCTCCGTGAGTTTGTGCTTTTTATGAGCATCTCCGCTCAAAAACAACAGGGCAAATACCCTGATATTTTAAAAATATTCCACCGAGCATCGGCAGTTGACTATCTCTGCCGGGTCGGGGTCAAATTGCGTATCCCCCGGAAACATCAGGAGGGAATCGCCGACAAAAAACGGAGTCCCGATGGGGACTTCCTCTCCCTCGACATCACGGTGCGAATCACGCACTTTTTTGTCGAGCATGGTCTTCCAACGCTTCATGGTGCATCCGTCCGCTTCCGCATCCTCGTACTCGTCATAACTGACGATGTAGTTGGCATCGTTCTCAGCAAGGACTGTTGCCCGGTCTTCAGAGGTGAAGTAAGGGTCGGTAAAATGCCGTGCTGTGGACTCCACGATCTCCTGTGAGACCCTCGAAACGTGCGCTAGGACATCTTCATCGTCAACACGAGTTGTGATGCTCTCGTAGGCTTGCAGGAGGTCAGACTGCAACTGCGTCATGACTTGCGTCAAGACCATTTCGCTTGGGGTCTCATCGAACTCAGAGAGGAGGAGGAGGGCAATAACAAAAGCATCCTCAAGACGCTCCGCTGCCTTTATCCTCCGTTCCTTCTGCTCGTCCGTGATGTCCATCGGCTCGTAATATTCCCTGATCGGGATTATCTTACGATTGACGATGTTCCGGGCAGTCTCTTCAACGCCCAGAATGTTTAACTCATCGATCTTTGCCATAGGCTTAGTCGGTCACGATGCCGTTCCCGGAAGCATTTCTTGTCGGTGCGCCACCAAGCAACGGACTGTTGTCAAGCTGATCCCCGGTATCTGCCTGATGCCGACCTTCAAGGTCTTCAACATCGCCAGAGGTCGAACCGCTTTGGTTTTTCGCAAAGAGGTTCGTGAGGTACTTGTCCATGTACGGCATCGAGTCCTCGTAAACGAGGTTCGTATCCGGGAACGCTTCGACTTGCTGAAGAGCGTGTCTGGGATGGATTCCGTGAGAAATCCATGTAGCAAAGGTGTTAGCTTTTGTTGCCATGTCGTACTGCTTGTTCCGGGTGATAGAGGGTTTGACATCGGTCGCACTCAGCCTGAGTATCGGGTCATCCTGCCTGACATACGGAGACGCATGACACGCACGAACGATGAGGTCTACAAGCATCATCTTCGACCGTCTGGTGAGCAGTTCCCTCTTGGCAGCTACAGTCTCTGCGTTCTGCCACCCGGATGACATGGACATCGCAGTCCCGGTTGAACCACCACCGGGTTCAGTTTGAATCGGGACGGAGCATTTTTCCTTGATGACATCACGCTGATACCTGATGTTTTGCAGGATACCAGAGTATTGCGTCTGGACGGATAACGCTTGCACCTTCGGGTTCTTATCTGCCCCGGTGTTGGACAGTATCCATTGACCGCTTTTCGGGGAGATCGTGTTGCCGTTCTCGTCCTGCGGAAACTCAATGTCGTTTGCCCAGTAAAGCGTCTGGACTTCTTGAGTGAACGCATTACAGACATTCGACACAAGTTGATTCAGACCATCGAGTGCGCTCAGTTGACGCTCAAGGATTCCTGTCCTGTCAGGCTGCCGTTCAAACTCGACAATCGGGATCTTGCCAAGCGCATTCGGTTCTCCGCTCCGCTGCCCGAACTCCCAGACTGGTCTCTCCTTGCCGTTCTCGATTCGCATGAAGTTGCGGATCTCAAACCGGGTATCCTTGGTGAATGCTGTCGCAACAGTCGTGCCGTTCTCAAGGACGCAAAAGGTCACGCCCAGAATCGGCTCTTGCAAGGTCGAATTGCGGTAGACCACAAAAGCGTTCCGGGGATCGAGCGTCACGATGTCAAACGGACTCTTGCCGTCATCCTCACGCTTGATGTCCACCATCTGGACACCGACACCGCAGATCGTGATGAACCGGGCAAGTTCCTGATCCTTGGCAAAAGCGAACTCCGCATCAAGCATCTCGTTGAGCGCATAGATGGCATCGTTATCGACCTTCGGGGCGTTGCCCTTTAGGTCTTTGTCACCACGTTGGATGTACGATATGGGGTTGCCCCACTCGTAAGATGTCACGAACTCAACGATCTCGTTTGCGAGGTTATCGACAAACGTAATGTCGATCTCAGGACGGATGTCCTTCTTCTGCTTCAGGGGCTGCACGCCTTTTTCGTAGTTCAGCAGGAAGGTCTCATCGGCAGCGTTTTGCAGATGTTTGGGCATGACATCGGCAATGACCTTCAGGACATTGTCAGCATCGATGTAGTCATAGTCCGTATAAAGTTTTGCTCTGCCGAGGAAGTGAAAATCATATGCCATGTCTCAACACCTTTTTACACAAAAAAGACAGGCATCGGGTCTTTCACCTTGCCTGTCCGGGACTTTTGCTATTTTAAAGACTAACACATTCCGAGCGGAAAAAACGGAAAAGTTGTCAGGAATTTTTCAAAAAAGCATCTAGTGCCTTGCGGACTGTGTCCTCAGAGTTGCCACCTCCGACATGGATGGCAACATCCTTCCAAGTCATACGCTTGATGTACCTGAGATTGATGATTCGCCTGATGTAGGCATCGTTGACGGATGCTATAAACATCTCGACATCCTTGGTACGCTGAACAAGGTCTATCCGCAGGATCTCAAGTTCAGACTTCCGGGTATGCAGTAATGCGGACTTGATCGTCAGGAGGTTCTTCTTCTCGCCATACTCGACAGTCGGGATACCCTCAATGACGAAACCCTGTTCCCCTCCGTCACCTCCGTAGACCTTGTCTTTGACAGTATCGTTTGCTTCGATCTCCCGGATGCGTTCCTCGACTTTGGCAATATCCCTCTCTAACCGGGCAATCTTCTCCTCGACATCATCTATCTCACCGATGCAGTAGATATAGTCTTTGAGATATTGTTTTGACAGCATCATGCACCTCAAAAAGGACTGTTGATTATGCGTACCGGGGTAGCAACCTTGGTGTTCAGGAGGTCTGCAAGCTGCGTAAGACCATCCGCTGCGTCATCATGCTCGTTTGTGCCGACTTGCACGGTCATGCAGAGTTCGTCCATTGCCTTTTGGTACTCTGCGCTCCGATGCCCCGGAGACAGGAAAACAAAGTTCCGTTTGATGTCCCCGGCGTACTGGGATATTTTCTCCATCTTGGCAAGCCTACCCGGTGCTTTCTTTGCGGAGCAGGAGCATTTAAAGTTATTCTCCTTCAGACGCTCATCGACATACTGGGCGTACATCTCGCCACCGTTGTTAGCTTCAAAACGCATCTGGCGTATCTCGTTGCCCATGATGCGTCCGACCACTTTCGGGAGCGTCTTTTCCTTCGGACTTGTGTCAAAGATCCAGTCGAAAATATAGACATCTCCGTTCTCGTACTCCCGACCGACAGGCATCGACAGGGAATCGCCACCTCCCCAAGCGACATCGCAGCAGGACACGACCCGGCTGTCACCTTCCGGGAGGACACCATTGTAAAACCGCAGTTCGTCAGGGGGAAACAGCAAACCCTCACGGACATAAGGCTTTTGCTGATACTTCGCCATCCACTCCGGGGAGTCCAGACGGTTACGCATCTCACGGTAGTATTCTGTGCTGAATCCGTTGACGATGTAGTCAAAGTTTGACTCATCGGTCTCCTCGTCAAGCGCAGGAATCCTCCTGAAACGGTACTGGGGGTTTCCCTCGTACATGAGTCTTGTGCGCTCAAGAGGGTCTAGAACCGACCAGAGAGTACCGACCATAAGCTGCTTTGCACCATCATTCATACGGTCGACCATCTTGTTCAGGTACTCTTGGTACGTGTTCTCCATGCGGACTGCCGACAGGGAATGTTCCCGGTCACGCACAAGGTCATCGACATAGAGGTATCCCCCGGCTGAGATGTCGATAGCACCAGTCCATGTGCCGTCAATACCACGGCAAGTCATGGTCGGGAATCTGTCAGGGTCTCCAAGGTTGATCGTGAAGAGGTCAGCAGACTTTTTCTGGACGATGCCCCGGTTTTTCGGGTAGTTGGTCAGGAGCTCCGGGAATATCTCAGCATACGTGTACTCAGAGGTCTCAATGAGGTTCAGGAGTTCCTCGTAGAACCCCTTTGCAAGGATACCAGAGTGACCACCCATCGCATTATGACGTTCGGGATGTCTCCCCATGACCCAAGCGAGGAAAAAGATGCACAGGGTGCTTTTCCCTGTCCGGGAAGGAAGCGACAGTCCGTAGAACCTGATCTTGTCATCCTCAAGGTCTTGCAAGTCCTGCACGACAACTCCGAGCGTTTTCTGCCGTGGTTCATAGAACCGCTTCATGGGGTCTCTCTGCATCTCCATGTATCGGCAGAAAGCATCAAACCGATAGGGTGCTTGGAACAGTTGCGAGTGCCAGTAGAGGTTCAGCCAGTCCTCAGAGGTCGTTGCCATGTGGTCTGCCGGGGCGGTAACGAAGTCATGGCAAGTGTCCATCGCAAAACTGAGGACTTCCGGGTTCATGAAGTCGATGTCCTCGTCATCCTTCAGGGTCTCAAGGAGGTGCATCATGTCCAATGCGTTATCCAGTTTTGTTGTGCCGTCAACAATGATCGACTTGGCGATACTCTTGTACTGTGCAAAACGCTTGTTATCCATGTACCACCTCTCAAAATACCGGGAACCGGAATCGAACCGGTCATAAAATCGTGGCTGGGCGCGGACAGTTTGCCAACCAGTCAATATCTCCGCTGAATGCAGAGATTGCGATACCCTCTCCGCTCACCCGGTACGGACGCTTAGTATGTCCTACGACCACCTCCGCTGCATCCTGTCGTAAGATGGTCGATTCCCTACCGGGGTCGTTGAGACCCCTTTGGTCACAGCCTTTTGCCGTAGTAGGGTGAAAGAAGGAAATCACCGCATGACACGTTGCAGACGGTGAGCAGAGGGAGATGGTGTCGCACCATCGTTGACGGAGTCAAAGTCCGTTGTACTGCTGTTGTACTATCCCCCCGGAAAGCATCATCGCACCGGGATCGTTACCCCCAAGGCGATAATGTTTGCAAGTATCAATGCCGACATGGTCGCAAACCCTAGCCGGGTATCCCGGTCAGCATCGGTATCAAGATGACCGACAAAGAACCCGATCAGCATGAGCAGGACTACATCGAGCGTTATTATCACGCACTTGGCAAAGTTAAACATCGTCACCCTCCATCAGGTAGCGCAGGATACCCTCTGCGTTTTTGCGGTCATCTTCCTCACCACCCTCAAACGGCAGACCTCCGAGATGGTACTTGGTCATCGCCTTGACAATGCTGTTGACCATCGCATCATAGGTCTCTCCGTGCTTCCTGAGTTCCTCAAGGATTACATCAAACGCCTGACGGACTGCTAATGCGCTATGCGTGTAGTCGAGGTTTACCGTGTCCTCAAACACCGGGACTATGGTATTCAGGGTCACGCAGACCTTCGGCAAGCGTTTCGGAGACACGTTGATGTCCACCGCAGCTACATCGGGCAGGATCTTGCCATTGACAAGCACCCTGTGGTAGGTCGGATTCCCGGCAATCGGTTCGACCCTGAAGTCAGTAAGCATCCCCATGTGTCACTCCTCCGTGATTAACTCTGATAACGGCAGCGTCTCGATCCAGTCGCAGAACAGATGCCACTCGTCAAGTTTATGGTGTCTCCGTGCGTGGTAGATGTTACGCAAGACCGCATAGTTTAGCATCAGCGTCCGTTTCTGGTTGTAGGATGACGGCAACAGCTGAATTATTTCATACCAAATCTTTTTGCTGTGCTTCTCATATACTGTGTTTCCTTCCAGATAAACCTTTCTAAGTAAGTTTAACACTTCAATGGTTTTGTTCATAAGTGACCGTGCGGTTGACGGGTCTTCCAGATGATCCGTGCTGAAATCATCCAGTTCAAACGGCTTTGCCGTCAGCTTGTGCATGGTGGAACAGGAATTTGCCGTTGTCCCAACCTTGTACGTGTCATATTCCTTCCACCAGTACAGCGGTGCATTGACGGTCACCATCACAGGCAGCATCCGCAGGAACTTTGCGTGGTCACTCCCGGACTTTACCAGTCTCTGCATCAGGTCGATGTCTGACTTGCCGAACTCGATGTTCCCTCTGCCCCAGACATGGGTATCTGATCTGCTCCAAGAGTTCATGGGATTTCTCATGCCCATGATGACCGCTTGCCATTGCTCTGCTGATGGCATGATGTCGTTTTCCAGAGTCAGCATCGTTACCTCCCTGTGCTGCCGATACCGCCACGATTAGCATTGCCAAGGTGGTCTACGGCAGTAACTCTGCTCTCAGGCTGAACCGGGACTAGCCGAAACTGTGCTATCCGGGTGTTCGCCGGGATCTCGATGTACCGGGTCGCATATGCCGGGAAACGCCAGATGTCATCATCACCGCAGTATCTGTGGTCTATGACACCTCCTGAGTTCGCCATCAGGATTCCGTAGCGGTCAAAGGTCGAACTCCGGGGAAATACGAGTGCTTCGTACCCTTCTGGCAGTTCAATCGACACGCCAAGCGACAACAGACGGTAGTCACCCTCCCAGAGGACGGTACTCTCAGCAAGCCTGAGATCGTACCACTCACCATCATGTGCCTGTGCAATCGGCTCGATGTCAGCATGATACTTGACCCTGATGTTTAACATTCCCGGAGACCCCTTTTTTGTTTTTTGAAAAAAAATTTGCGTTGCAATGACGCTCTTTTGCGATATGCCTTGGAGGTGAAAAGCCAAACGGACGATCATGAAGCTGAGAAGAAATAATCGTCCATCCTGCTGTCGGTAAACTGAAGCGCACCGGGTTCAATCAGCATCATCTCTCCGTCCTCATCCTCGCATAACGCAAAGATTTCCCGGTCGGATGGAAATTCGACCCACCTGTGGAACAGATACTTGTTGCCATTTGCAACACAGGGTCGCAGTTCTGCCTTGATCGTGATGCTGTCATGCACTTTCGCCATACGTTACCTCCCACGTTGCGCTTCCGGGAACAAGGGTACGACATTTTGTCAAGACTGTCCAATCAATCGGGTGAACAAAAAAAATCACCCGGTCAAATCTGACCCGGTGAATGCCCATATC